AACTCTGGACCTTTGTAGCCGAGTAATGCATACTCAATGCTTTGAGTCGTATTGCTAGAGTAGTACGAATTCGCGTAATTCGGCGAATTCTGCACTTCGGTACGGGTATCACGGTAAACGTTAAATCTTCCACCAAGCGAACCAACCTTTGCAATACCAACAGGCTGCGTGTTTACATCACCCTGCACAGGCACCCACTGAAATTCAGGGAGCATCTCGAGGATAGCGCAAACACGAGGAGTAGCAACAACAAAGTTAGCTGCTCCACGTCTGTTACGTACGGCGATACGATTGGCCTCAATGATAAGTTTCTGATAGAAGTCGCGGTTTCTCTCAACGAGCCAACGTCCGTCTGCGGACGCAGGCTGCCAGATAGAGAACCCAGCTCCACTTCCAGCATTCAGAGCAGCCTGAATCATTCTCATGAGCATTTCACGGTCGATCTCAGCTTGAATCTCATACGACATAGCGTTTGTGATTTCAGCGTCAATATCGATACCGTTCATGTTCTTAAGATCTTGCTCAAGTTCAACAGACCAGCGTGCGCCGAGACGGCGTGTGCCAGCCTCAACTGCTGTTTTCTCGAACTTAACCTCGACCTGAGGAATGTTTCCAGTAATCTCGAAAGCGGAAAGAATCTGAGCGACACCTTGATCCTGATTAGCAAAAACCCAGTTACTTTCATCATCTCCGGAGAGAGTGTTAGAACTAGATCCCGTGAACCTGGTATCAAGTAATTGATAACCAAGCTCAGTATTCGGAAGCCCGGCGATGCCGGAGAGACTTGCCCCACCACCATTGGGTCCCGGCGGATTACCGGCACCAGTGTTGGTATCACGGGATGTCGTGCCATCAGTTCCTTGCCCAAGATCCTGTGACTGGTAAGCATAGCGTAAAGCAAATGCTAAACCAACAGGACCTGACATGGGCTGGACACCAACGATCTCATTAGTGATAAGCTCAGGGAATGTACGACGAATCATCGGAATTAAGACTTTCGGAAGACGTGCATCACCAGTTGCATACGTATCACCAGAATCAACAACCCCATCTGTGGGGTTGTATATCGAGTTCATCGTTGCACCTGTGCCAAAGGCACCTCCACCAACGGAGGATCCTTCTTCAATACACCACTTCTCCTGGTTTTCCAAGAGAATTGCGGTATTAAGGCGGGTATGGTCGTCGTCAATAGGCTTAATGCTATCAGAAGTATAGTCAAGAACAGGTGACCACTTTTCAAGAAGTGTATCTGCTCTGTCTCTATTTATAAATGATTGCGGATTATTCATAATAATCGTTTCCTTTCTTTTGTGACCTACATGGGATTAAATCCCAAGAAACTCAGGTGACAAGCACCTCATGGTTCAGGGTTGAAATTATTTCATACGTTCTAACTCATCTAAATAAGGGTTACGTATTATTTTCTTTTCTGAAATTTCTGCTTTAGGAGCATCAGCTTTTACTTTACGCTTGACAAACGCCTCCTCTTTAATGATCTTTAACTTCTCATGCTCCTTCTTATCAAAAAGTTTAGCAGTATAATCAAAGTTTTCTTCAATAAACTTAGGTGATTTATCACCAAGTACTTTAATTAAGTACTCTTTCTTCTTCTCAGCTATACCAGTAGTTTTCTGCTCTAAGAATAATTGTGCTTTGGTAGCCTTAAAGGCTTCTAGAAGCAGTTTGTTTTCTTTTCCAACTTCTTCTAATTTATAAGTAAGCTCACTAATTTGATTCTTACCATCAACTACAGCATCTTTTACTGATTCAGACATTAAAGTTGAATCAACTGCAAGTACTTTTCTTAGATTCGATAAAACCTCTGTTGCAGTTCTATTCCTAGTAGCTTCTTCAATAGCTCTCTGTGGTACTGTTTCATCAATATACTCTTCTAAATAATCAGAAATAGATTCAACTAAAGTAGTTTTAAATTCACCAGCAGAATCGTTTAAATCATTTTCATATTTTTTAACTACCTTAACAAGCTTTTGAGCATTGTTACTATCAACTGCAGTTACTACTCTCTTTAATTTAGAAGTATGGTCTTTATCAATTGCCCCTACTAATTCTTCTAACTTCTCAGAATAAAGCTCGTCTTGATTAGTTAGAGCTGTTTCTACTGTAAGTTCGATTTTTTCTTTAATAGCTGCTTCAACTGACTGAACATTATCTTCAGTTAATATTTCTTTTAAGCTTTCGGGTAATAATTCTTGGTTCATAATTAAAAGAGTGGTTTGTCGGTTGCTTTGTTAATTCTTTTTAAGAGCTTATCTTCAACAACGTGTTTTAAATATTTATGCGCTACAGCGTAATTTTTAACAGAAAGATGTTCTATAAACTTTTTAATCTTGCTTTTTTCGGTTCTACCTACCATAATATATATTTATTAAAGACCTTTAATAAAGTTAATAATTCTGCTCGTTAAAAACGAACTTACTTCTTTTTTAGGTAATTTAGATATGCTAGACGTAAAATTATCATAATGTTCTTCGTATTTTCCGTCTTCTGCTAAAACCCATTGCTTAGATTCTAAGATACCGTTAACAAATGCTTTTGGATATGAAGGATCGGCTACACAGTCGATAGCAACCAGTTTCATATTTTTAACTGTATTATGTCCTTTACCTTCTTCAAGGGTACCTAATGCTCGCGATGACATACCAACTTTTACACCATCATTTATTAACGATCTTACTATTTGACCACATGGTGTAGTTAAAATTTTTGACTTCCCATAAAAAACATTACCATCTTGCGTTAGCTCGGTAACCATATGGCATGCTCTTTCTAGATCTACATCCGGTGATGTCGGGTGATTAAGCTCACCCATTGCTCTCCCAGGTGTTACCATTTCTTTATTATACCTCCCAACCTCTCTCTCTAACTCTAATAAGGGATATAACCTATTATTTCTATTAACACCCTCTGCCATCATATACGGACCTTTGATATATAAATTAGATGGCGTGTCTTTATTTGTTTCTTCTTCGATATATTCAAACTGTTCATCGAGATCGGGATTCTCGACAACAAGATTTAGTTTTAAAGCCATACATTTATTTATAGCTTACCGTTTAAAAAGCTCCTTTTCAGTTAAAATTAGGAATTGATAACCTCTTTTTTTACAATACTCTCTAGCAGCTTTCCACTTAGCTACATTAGTGATATATTGCTTAGACTCGTAAATAAGGTGAGATTTTTTCTTGTATTTTGTTTGTGGTTTTTTGGTCTGATTGTAGGGTTTTATCTCAATACAATACTTTTTAAGTTGACCGTCTTCGTTGATAACCACATAGTTATCAACATAGTATTTATGCAATCTATCATCAAGGGGGTTCCTATAAGGTACAACTATATTCTCACTTCCCCACTTAATTATATTTTTATTTTCATCACAAAATCTAAAAAATTTTAATTCTAGACCGGATCTATATACTGCACGCTTCCCAATAAATTTTTTTTCATTTTTTGGAACAAAAATTCCTTGGCGCCAGTTACGTCTCCTTCTCATTAGCCCATAAAGAACATTGGCGGTTCAGTATCACCGAACCCAGGTGAACTACCTTCTAATAGTTTCTGCTCGAGCTCTGCCTTTCTGGTTAAACCTTCTTGCAAGATATCAGCATTTAAAGAACCGCCACCTAACAAGTTAACTTGACCAAATTTACCTCTTACCCTTCCTACAGTTATCATAGATAGAGCTAAAGAGTATTCATACACCCACTGCTCTTTAACTATATCTCTTAATGGTTTTTCTAAATAGCATGCTAATACACCGTAGAATTTTTCGCGACCTGGTTGTGGATACATTTTGAGATATTGTGTTCTAGGATCAAATGAAATATCTCTATGTGTAGCTAGAACCTTTTCTCTCATATCAAGAAACTCTTTCATAGTATACCACGATAGTAAATCAAATCCGTAATTTCCCATTGCATAGCTAAAGTAAGTTTGTTGCGCCAGAGTTTGTTCTAATGTAAATAGTGTATTAATACCAGTTGTAGAACCTTCTTCAAAATCAACCACGTCAACTACTTTTCTATATTCCATTATATCATAATCAAATACATTTTGAAAGACTTCTATATCTGAAGCAGATCCCTGTATAGTGTAAGTATGTTTAATAGTTGGGGTAAAGTTACCGCTTAAAGAAGTACCGTAATTAGCTTCACCAATTCCCATACCAGACCCACCCGGATTAGAACTTAGCGAAGTTATAGCAGAGTATGTTGTTTGATCAATAATTTCACCTGCTTGAATTCCATTGAGAAAGCTTCCGGATACTGAAGCAGAAAGAGTAGGTTGTGTAGCAAAGGATATTGCTTTCTTAAAGATAGCCGCGCTTAGAGTAGATGTAGCCACAAAAACACTATCAGGAGCCTCCCCGTACCACGAAGCGCCAGGACCGGATGGATTTGTACCAGCAGTTTTTTTTGCATACGAGTCCATGTTGGTATTAGCGAGAGTATAAAGAAAATCTAACCGGATACCTTTATTAGTTTCATACATACTAGAATCAAAAATTAAAAATTCTCTTGTATAACCTGCAAACTTTGTAAAATATTCTGAAGATATTTGAATATTTTCTCTTAATTGATCTGTATGAATTTCTAGAGAGATTAAGGGCCAACCTAATGCCCTCTTTATTCTGTCTCCTAATCTATCGTATGTTTCTATCTGATTATTAAGATTAGTTGAAAGAAAAGCGGATAATGGTGAGATTTCGCAAGCTAATGCCATGAAAATATTTATTCATCTAATAAATAATTACATGCCTTATACCGTACCTACTTCAAATTCAGGTTCAACTTATTTTAACACCAATCAATGCTTTTCATTTAATAACCATCTCCCGAATGCTAATATGGTTTGTTTGAGCAGTCAACCTTGTTCAGAAGTAATAATCTGGAATGACACCGGTCAAGATGTATACATTTACGCTGGTCCGGATGATTCATCTGATGACTTTGCTAAATATTCGGATCAAGCTAGGGCATTATTGCTTCCCAAATTAAGCGATCAGGAGATCAGTTCAATAACTATTAGAGGGCTTACTAACAGTAATCAAGTATCTGCTAAAAAAGCAGCGGCTGGGTCGGCTGGTGAAATAATATATTACCGGACTCAGTTCTTTAGTAATAACCCATCTAGGTAGGTTCAACATCGGTAGCTACTTCAACATCAGTGTCACCTCCGGCAACTGGTTCTTCACCAACTTCCGCTTCACCACCTCCAAATTCAGGTATTCCACCTGCTGCGCCACCTGCTGCAACTCCGGCGCCCTCGCCGCCTGCTACGTCAGCTTCTAGTTCTCCTATAGCTGCTTGCTCCTTCCAAGCTGGGCCGCCCGCAGCAATCTGTGCTAGCTCCCATTGCATCTCAGCATCCTTTCTTAAGAACTCTCTGTTAGCAAGAATATCTCTATCTTTCCACCCAAGGTACTTCTTCTGGGCGTATGTGGCAGCTATAAATTCATTTGCTGCTAAAGCATTATAATTAGCTGATTTAATTTCTAATCTTTGATTTTCTCTAAGTTCGTAAAAATTAGTTGGTACGTTAAATATAACTTCTAAATTATTCTCTTGAATATCATACTTGTCAATTAGACCTTTCATCTTAAGATGGGTAAAGAACCCTCTCTTAATTCCGGCTGCAAATCGTTGCTGAGATCTAATTACAAATTTAGCAAATTTAAGTTCTTCTCTCAACATCATAGAGCCATCCGCTGAGGCTTGATCTTGTGGATCTAATCTTGTACCTGGTACTTTAAGGGCCCTATAAAGCTTTTTAATAAAATACATTAGGTCAGCTAATTCACCTAAATTAGCACCACCAGGTAATTGGGTGACTGATGTACCTTCTGACCCCTGGCGTTTAGCAAACCAAAATGCATCAAGCATAGACTGAGGTTCAAATTTCTTAACTATATCAGTTTGGTCATTATCAAAAGTTTTCTTTGACCAATAGTTTTGGATAAGCTTGCGTAAATAAGCTTCAGCTTTCGGAGGAGCCATATTACCAACATCAACATTAAATACCAGTCTTTCAGGCGCTCTAACTAGTCTATAAATTACTATAGCATCTTCAATAAGAGACAACTGCCGGTAAGGCCTTCTAGCATTTTCTAAAAACGGAATTACAAAGTTTTTAGTCTCGTTATATACCCCAGAATTAATATAAACTATCTGATTTTCTTCCATGGGGATCATTTCGGTCTTCTCAATTTTTGCAGGGTTGGTGACACTAAAAATAGGCTTTTTATATATGAACCCCTTTACTAACATATTTTGAATATTGTTATAAACCGGGTCAATTATTTCAGATGGTACGTTAATTAAACCAAGTATGCCCTCTTTGGTATAATTTTCATGAACAATAAGCTCAAAAAATACTTCACCTTCTACTAATAGTTGCCTAAAGAACTGCCAGCCTTTATTTTTCAAATCAAAGTAATCTGTAAATTTGCTAAACTCTTCATCTATTTCATTCTTTTCATCTACTGATAAGTCTATATTATCAAAAAGTACTCGTGCTACATCACCATTATCGTCTACATTAATCACTTCATCACATATTTCATCCAATGCATCGGATACCTCAGAGTATGCAGCCATTATTCTATAATCTCTTAGCCTACCTGGTTTGTCCGGATCAAGATTTGCATACATTACATCCCCAAAGGATGAATCTTTCCCAAAATCTCCAATAGGTGTAGCGTTATATGCATTGGAAGAAGAAATAGAAGTTTTGGCTAGAGCATCGGCTCTCCTCAACCCAGTATTACGGAATATTTTATATTTTGGATTTAGATTATCACTCTCTGTACTAGCATACGGTAGTCTATTTTGTATGTAGTTAACTAAACTACGACCAAACGTAGATTTTCTCCCATCGTTACTAACGTACGATCGATTTTGACCTGGTGTTGTATCAGCCATTATACATATTTAGTTGCCCCCTAGTAATAATCACCGTAAATATCAGTATTATTAGATTCCATATCGAATACGGTGTCCCTACTCTCGTTATCAATATCCCAGGTATATGCCTTATCTCTTGAAACTGCGTCTCCGGACAGTTGTGTTGAAAGAGTACCAGAGAATGAATTCTCGAAAACCTGACTATCGACTTTCTCTCGTGGAGCATTAGATTGAAACGAGAAATCAAATCTTTTCGCTCTTAATCTAAAAACATAATGGCCTAGAGCTGGGTTTAATGAAGATACATCTTCATCCATCTTCTCTGTTACTTCATAGACTTTAGCGCCCCTAGCCCCGGGTCGATCACAACCAAGAGGTGACACTTGTATCAAGTCACCCGCTTTCGGTTCAATAGAACTTAAGTTAGATATAACAGCAGCTCTTCCATCAGAGCCTGATAATGCTGAACTAAGCAATCCTTGATTTGTAGGTAGGTAATAGGTATTTGATGAGAGAACATCTGA